GTAGAGCATATATTGGTCAACAAAGAACCATTTAAGAGTGCTAAATAAACTCATAAAACAATCTCCATCATTGTCGTTTTTCTCAGAACGCCAACTCTTTCATATAGTCTTGCAACGGAATCCGTTACATATCCTTGAACCCTATCAGCGCCATATTCTTTTAGTAGCTGCATAAACTTTGCATAATTACTAGGTTTTATTAACCCTTTTCCACCAATACAAGTGACAAAAGCCACATGAGATCGTGGATACACTACAAAAGACACTACAGCACCACCAATTACTACTTCATTCTCAACAAAAGCAAATAACTTCCAATTACCTTTTGTTACATACAACTTCAAGTCGTTCAGTTCAAACTCAGCATCATGCCTATCCAAAGCCCTTTGAAAGTAAGGCTCTACTTGTGACCATACATAGTCAACAGCTTCAGCAGGAACGCAGTAAGCCTCCATTAGATACCTTCTTCAACAAGTTGCTCCGTTAACTTTCCGACAGTAATTGCATATCCTAAAATCTTGTAATTAATTCCCTGACCGACTTCCTGAGGGGTTGCTAATTTGTACTTTACAGCCATCTCCATTGCCATTTTGTAGGCAACAGGATCACGCAAACCTCGTTGGGCAAGTTTTCCAGCCTGAATTAAGGTGTTCGGATCTAATTTGTATTGAACGATGTATTGGCGAATCTGCTCTTTTGCTTTTTCAACAACAGCGGGTTGTTTAGGTTTTCCCTTGTTTTTCAACAAATCCATTACTTCTGGGTTCATTTGTTGCGTTGCAACATTTGAATTTTGTTGGGGAGGGGAAGAAATAATATTTGACATTAACTTAGTCCTAAAGCGGTAGCAATTTCCTGATGGATAGTGTAATGCGTTCCCACCCAATCGTAAAACTGTTCTTCGTTATTAAAGTCCACATCGAGCATATTAAAAGGGTTTTCAAGACCTAAAATCTCGGCTAAAGCCTGATGCTCTACTTGGTGAGCAAGAAGCCAATCATCCAAATTAGCTGGATCAGCGTCTGTAATTGGCAATTTGCTGTATGTAATGTTGTTTTGGGCTAATTTGTTCCAAAATGTTTGATGTTCCAGTCCATTTTCAAAAAGAAAGTCATTTAATGATTCAATATCACCAAATTTGACAATGGATAATGTATCGAAATTCATTACTTATCCGCTTTACCATCTAGCCTATCAAAGATGCGGGCTAACATACCTTTAATATCGGCAATATCAATGCGGTAATCATCTTTCATTACATAGCCTCGTTCAATTTCTTTAACATCTTCTTTCAAGTCACGAATAGCATCCCAAAGGACTTTAAAAAGCCATCCAGCAATAGTTCCGACAATTGAAAGTGCAATATTGAAAAGTAATTGAAAGTCCATGTTTATACCGAGTAATAAGGCACTTTAACAACAGTACCGTTAAGGTCAATTTCAAGAAATCCAGCAGGTACAAGCAAAAGACTAGATGTGGCGTAAGTAGCGTTACCAGTAGTAGAGGCTGTTAAATTGGTAGTTTGTACATTTATCGTACCGCCAGTGATTGCGACATTCCCGCAAGTCATGGTGGTAAATACGGCAGCAGCAGAAGTAGTCGTGCCGACTGGAGTATTTTGAATACTGTCTAAAGTAAGCGCTACTCCATTAATTGTGCCACCTGTGATGATCACATTATTGGCATTTTGACCAGCCATCGTGCCTAAACCACTGACGGCTAAGGTCACATTTGCTTGACCAGTGCCAGGGCTGTCAGCCGTAGTAATCGTGATATTTGCACCAGGAATAAAGTTAATTGCTGGCTCAGATCCGACTAAAACACCGTTATTTTGAACGGTTACTTTTTGGTTTACAGAATTAGCAGTGACAGATAAAGTCACATTGCCCGTAAGCGCTCCCCCGCCTGATAAACCAGATCCCGCTAATACATAAGTAGTGTTAGGCACTGCGCCTGACACAGCAGCTACACCAATAGCAATAGCCACATTTGCTGCGCTTGTAGCCCTGCCTTTAGCGTCAAAAGTAACTTGAGCTACTTGTGAGGCTGTACCGTAAATACCTGCCGTAACACCACTTGTGTTCAAAGTAGGGTTAGGGTAAGTACCTGTTAAATCGCCACCAGCAGTACCACCTGGGGATGTTCCTGTGATGGTGACATTAGAAGCGGATGTAATACGACCTTTTGCATCTACAACAATTTGAGGAGATGCCGTTGCAGTACCGTAAGTACCTGCTGTAACGCCAGAAACATTAAGGCTGGGATTAGGATAGCTACCAGTAAGATCACCACCAGCAGTTCCTCCAGGAGTAGTGCCACTAATCGTAACATTGCTTGCATTGGTTATTCTTCCTTGTGCATCAACAGTAAATACACCGTTGATCGTGGCGTTTCCGTAAGTTCCCGCTGTAACAGCAGTATTGGCAAGGCTAATAGTTCCGCTAGTGGTGATTGGACCACCAGTTAAACCAGTGCCAGTAGCAACGCTAGTAACAGAACCGTTCCCCGTTCCTGGGGTAAATCCAAGTGCGGTAACAATATCACCGCTAGTAAGAGTGACATTGCCTGTACGAGTGTTAAATGTAAGAACGCCAGCATTAGTTAAAGTTACATTTCCTGTTAATCTACCACCACCAGAAAGTCCAGTGCCAGCAATGACATAAGCAGTATTAGGTGTTGCGCCAACATCATTAGCGCCTAAAACAACAATACCTGTTTGACCGTTTACAGAGGTGACAGCGCCAGTCTGGTTATCTACTTTCTCCCAAACATTGCCGTCAAATACTGCCCAATCGCCTACTTTCCATGATGTAATACCGTTTAAATTGGTACTACCAGCAACGGAAACAACATAATAAAAACCTTTAGTACCGACTGAACTTTGCAAAAATGGGTTGTTTGAGTTCGCATCCCAAGTAGATTGGTATGTTAGTGATCCCGCAAAGTTGCCAGATACCTTGAGCATTTACATTCCATCGCCATTGACAATGTACAAAGTTGCGCTGTTAGCAGCAGTAATGGCTGTGAACCACGCATTAGGAACAAAAGTAATGATTTCGTCTGTATTAGGCAATATGTACAAGGTAGTTGTACTGTTACCACCTGTAGGAATAACGCAATTTGCTTGCGCTACTGCTGCCGTTTGTGCATACGATAAAAAACATCCTTGAGTAGTAGATGCGTTAATAATGCGATATTGGTTGCCACCAAAGCTGCCGCTCGAATTAACTTGAACGGCAGAAGGTGCAGAGGTAGCAGCCGTAATCACTACGGTGTTACCTAGTGGAGTGAAGGCTGCTGATACGCTCATTGTACGGTTTCTTCCTGTGATGGAGCTTCTTCTTTTGAAGGAAGCTGTAAGTTGTATTGATCTGCCAATTTAGTAAACAAAGGTGCTGTACCAGTGTTGTTTGGCAAACCACCAATTTGATTAATGATAAATAAGGCTTCGTTATCTTCTAATGTAAAAGTTTTCATAGGTATCCCCTAAAGTTGCGGTTAAAAATTATGCAGTTGCCCAAGGAAGCCCTGTTTCTTGTACAGGGTTCTTTTGTGCTTCAATCTGTGCAGTAAGACTAGCTTCTACTGTATCTTGACCAAGTGACTTTTGTACCCAGCCAACAACTTCAGATTGAGTCAAATCAGCGTAAGGGATATACGCTTTATCTTCTTGTGTATAACCTACTGTGCCGTAAGTAGAAGCGGTAAATTCACCATCTACAGCGTTTACTGTGTAATGAACAGTCACTACAAAGCCGTCAGAAGTTAATCTGTCCATCTGTATTACATTCCATGTAAAGTTCATTTGTTTTCCAATGCAGTAAGGCGAGTGGTTAGTGATTCTATAAGGGCTTGTTGTTCTTGGATTGCAGCAGCAAGAGTAGCTACTAAAACAGCTGTGTCAATTTGTTGATACACAGGATTTCCTTCTGAATCAACAGCATCCTTTACTCCTACAACTGCGTCAGGAATAACTGCTTGTAATTCGTGAGCAATAAAACCTTGACCACTAGCCTTGTTTTTAGCCCAATCATAAGTAACTGGTTTAAGTTCTGCAACAGTAGCTAATGCGCCAACCATAGGCTTAATATTTTCTTTCAGTCGATAATCTGAAGTTGTTGCATATACTGTTAATGTTCCATTTGAAGTAATAGAACCAGTTACAGTACCAGCAGCTAAAAAAGATTGAAGATAATAAGTTCCAGACGAACTTGGGGCATTTACCGCAATACCATATTGTGATGTTGACGGAACTACGCTTAATTTTCCGTTGGTACTTGTAGTACCAACCAACAAATTACCACTAGAGTCAATACGCATACGCTCTGTGCCAGCAATTTGAAACTTTGTTACATAAGCACCACCAGTAACAGAGCCAATGGTTAGGCTTCCATCAGCATCGTCATATTTAATTTGGTTGATTTTTGTATTAGCAGAATTCCAAAAATCAATGCTTGCAGTTGAGTTACTAGTAAGATTTACAGCGATGTTGCCACCAGCAACAGCTAATTTTCCAAACGATGAAGGATTTGTAATACCAATACCTACATTACCACTAGCATCTTTATAAAACTGTCCTGAACCTAGATTAACTACTCCTGTACCGCCTGTGAGTGTTCCTGTGTATGCAGCATTAAGAGTGGTAAGGGTAGAGCCATCAAATGTAAGGTTAGCAGAGTCTGTTAATAGACCACCAGTAGTTGCATAGGTAACACGACCAGAAGTCAGACCTGTGTCGGTTAGGCTTGTAAATGCGCCTGTAGAAGGCGTTGTGTTACCGATTGGAGTATTGTTAATCGTATCTAATGTTACTGACACATTCTGAATAGATCCGCCAGTAATGCTCACATTGGCAAGGGCTACAGTGCCGTTTCCGATGCCATTGACGGCTGCATAAATGGTAGCAAAGTCGCTATCTAGGTTAGTCAGCGGAATGGATGTTGTGACATTTCCGAATACATACGGTACTGTAATTGGTAGAGCCATATTAGAACCTCGTTCTCAATTCTTGTTCAAATTCAAATGTATTGACTTGGAAAGCAGCAGAGTTGCTTGTCATAGTCAAACCGATATATTTACCCCATTGCATTGCATCTGATTTATACAAAATATAACCAGTGCCGTATGTCCATGATATTACTTGAGAACTGTTGTTTATCCAAGGGATAACCGTTCCAAAATTGTTATACCAAGTGACAGTATTAGCCAAGTAATAAGGTGGACTTGCACCATACTCAGAGTCCACAGTTACTACAAAATTACCGCCTTGAGTCAATGTCGCTTCAACACCAAATTTTAACGCTTGCTTGGTGCGAATTGGATCTGTCATCGGCAACAATGCAGTCTGGATTCTGCTGATAACTGAATCAGTAGCATCTGCATAAAGCTCATACAAAGTGGTATCTGTAGTGCCAAAAAGGGTGTCATCACCATTAACTGGTACGGAAGTAATGAACTTTAGACCGTCACCTTGGCTAGTGATAAACCATTTTTTGTCAAAAAAGACAGCTTGCACATAGCGTGAAGTTTGCGTAAAAGTAGGGTCAAAATACTTAAAGTTAAAAGCAGCGCAAAGGATATTGTTCAAAATCACCTGACCAGCGTAAACAGGCGCTGTAAAGTCAATGTTTTGAATCAGTCCATCCAAAGGGCTAGATAACTTGGTTGTAGTAGATCCTACCAGTGCATAAACCCCGTAATTGTTCATAAATAGGACAGAACGGAAGTACGGAATGATGGCGTAAGGCAATTGCGTACCAACGGAAGCGCTCACATTGGTATTGGTAAACAGGGTTATCCCTGATGAATTAACCTGCACATTGGAAAACACATTGATGGAAGAATCGCCAAAAATGTATAAAAAGTCGTTAGCAGACACTAATTGACGGATGTTTCCGTGCAATGTAGAGTCAGTAATCTGAAAAGTACCCGCTGAAACGCTTGTAAAGTCGCTGTATTCACCCGCAGCAGAGTAGGTGACAGTTCGCCCTGAGGCAATCCAAACACGCCCTGAGAAGGTCGCTATTCCAGTATTTAAGTTGTTGTTGATAATGGGCTTTAAAACCGCATTACCAGTAACGGTAGCCACAATATTGGCTGAGTTGGTATAGCCAGTGCCAGGGTTCGTCATCACCACTTGAGTAATGGTATTCCCTGATATGATCGCTGTACCAGCAGCTCCCGTGCCACCACCTCCTGTAATTGTTACGGGCGTAGTGTTTCCTGTATATCCTGATCCACCGTCAATCACCGCTACTTGAACCGTTCCTGTAGCAAAAGTCGCAATACCAGCAATTGCAGTAGCTCCATTACCACCGCCACCAGATAGGGTTACAGTCAGGTTTGCAGAGTTGGTATAGCCTGATCCACCGTTTACCAAAACAATAGATCCAACAGTATTACCGCCTGAAACAAGAGATGTAGTCGCATTAGCTTGCACACCGCCTGTTTGATCTGGACCGCTAATCACCACAGTAGGAGCAGTCGTGTATCCGCTACCTTTGTTGGTAATGGCAATCACGCCAACAGCACCTACAGCGACAGTATTGTTACCATCCCAAGTGAAATATCCGTAATTAGAATCTAAGATCAGACATTCTGTGTTGTACCACTGGGTAATGTTCATACCAGAAGTACCGCTAAATGTGCCAGCAGGAGCAATATTGCCCGTAGATTTGTCTTGAATCTTGTAGTAAGTAGCTGATCCGTCAACTAAGAAAAAGGTCAAATAATCACTAACACCAAGGTTTACGGTACTGAAATAAACAATGTTAGATGATTGGACAACGGTAGTATTGCCAGATCCTAGCGCATTAGTGCTAGTTGCAATAATCCTGATGTTGCCTGAACCAATAGGCTGGGCGTTTTCTATCCAAGAAAATTCTTCAGAATCAATTGCAGTGCGGTTAGCCTGGGTATTGAGTCCCTTAAAGTTCTTAATGACATCGTATGACTTTTTCTGTTCTGCTGATGCCATGATTAGTAAGGTGAGCTATATACGGAAGGTACTCTGCGGGTAAATACTGTGTTGAGTACAGACTGAGCGTGCTTGTTGTACTCTTGTTTATAAATCTCGGCTTCCCCATACGATTGCTCATAGTACTTAGCCAAATAAGCTGCGTAGAACTGTACAGGACTTGTATAAGGATCGTTAATGACATCGGTAGTGCTAGGTGAGCTTAGGCTCAACGGGTTAGGCAATACCACGCAATCAATCTCTAATTGATAGACTTGATCTGGTACTGGTCCGATGTAAATCTGTTGTTGACCATAAATACTAAATGCCAATGGTCTGCCAATGTAATTTTGCCAAAATCTTAATCGTGCATTGAAATCACTCCAAGCTAAGTAATCCATCGGTACACGGGAGTTTCCCCAGTACAGGTTGATGTTAACAATATCTAGCACCGTATTGCCGTTAGATGGCGTTAAAGGTGATGTTCCCATCAAGTAGGTCAAGGCTGGATAGCTAATATTCTCGCAATTACCAACATAAGTTAATCCACAAGTGCCGTTTAAGAACTGACCGCTTGGTGGATAGTTGTTGTAATTGTTTTGAGTAGCTTGTGGATACGGAGGCGCTGTACCGCTAGTAGTACCAGATTGAGTTACTTGATAGATGTAGATATTGCTAAAAATGAATTGTCCAGCAGTGTAAGCAGTATTTGCTGCCCAGGCTGATGGATATTGTGGCGAAACTCCGCCAATGGTCGCTGTAGGAGCAACCATACATGGTGTTTGTGTAACAACGACTTCTCTTAACGCTCCAGTATCACGAACTGTTCTCTGACGAGCTTCGTTAATGTAATCCGTTAACTGTGAAGGAGAGTAGAAGTTATTGTTGGCATCATGAAGCAACCTTTGGACTTGCGTAAGGTATGAATTAAGTGTTGCCACTGGTTACCTTTCATAAGTCATGCTACCGCCTGTAGGACTTTTCCCCTTGCCTTCCTTTCAGACGGCAGGGGTACTCTTTCCACCAACGGGGATATAGATTGGTTCTTTTTTGGAGCTTCAGATGAAAAATCCCACTGAGAAAGAATTTCTAAACCTTTTTCAAGGTCATTAGCAGTGATAATCCATCCAAGTCTTGCCAAATACGGCTCTTTGTTCTCATCTCCATAACCAAAAATGTGACGAGCTACTTCAATAGGAAGCTCTACAGTTTCACCTTTAGGAAAAGTGTAAAAGACTCCAGCGTAGCCATCTTTTAACTTTTTGTCAGAATTATTAGTTACGAAGATTGAGGACATATTTAGAACTTTACAACATCGCCATATACGCTAATTGTGGCAGTGTTAGTGTTACCACTAGCAGTGTTCACATTTACATATAAGGCTTGGGTTACATTGCCTGAAACAGGAACTGAGGCTGCATAAGGAGCTGCAATTGTTAAATCAGTGAACTTGTTTACACCGTTGATCTGAGTTAACGCCACATTCGCTACAACCACATTAGAACCTGCTGCATCTGTTGAAATTGAAACATACGCAGAAGATACATCACCAGACGGGTTAGAAACCGTAATTCTACGGAGAATAACCGCACCTGATGTTGCAGTTGAACCTGATTGTGTTAAGCCACCTCCAAGAATAGGCAATGTAATACCAGTAACGGTAGCATTGCCTACTGTATTGAAGGAAACATTTTGAGCTACAGCAATGCGACCATTCCCGAAACTATCAAGGTAATACTGTGATACTGAATCTGGATTAGCCATTACCGATCTCCTTAGCTTGCGTTGAATGTACCACTGACTGGCAAGCCACCGTTTACAGTAGCTAAAGTCAATGTTGCAGCAGTAGATGCGTTTGCAGCCACATTCACACCGTCAGCAGTAATCCAACCGCCAACGCCTGAAGCAATCACAGTTGACCATGTTGCAGCGTTAGAAGTTGCGTTATAAGCTGATACAGCAGAAATGCTCACATTGGCTGTTGGGAACACGATGTAGTTACCAGCAGGGATTACAACACCGCCTGTTGGAACTGACAAAGTAGTTAACTGCCAAAATGCGCCTGGTGTATTCGCATAAGTACCTGAAATCAGGATTTTATTATTACCTAGTGCCATGTTATATGCTCCTTATAGTGAAATAGAGTTATAACCCTGCACACGGGTCATTGACTTAGGCTTGGTGCTTACCAATTCGGCAATCATCAAAACTGCGCCAACATAACCGATCTGCCAGTTAGGAAGTGTGGACTCAAAACCAGTAAATACGAATGAACCTTGATCGTGGATATAGAGGCTCATGTAGTTGCTGTTAATGAAGTACAAAGTACCTTCTGGGCAATATGGGTCTGGATAGATTGGAACACCAGCAACCATCAAAGCACGGAAAGCTGCTTGAGGACCGTTGGAATCGCTATCAAAGCCGTGTCCTGGGGTAATTACATACTGTTCTTGACCAACATAGTCTTGTGCCAAGAGTGTCCATGTACCGAAACCGCAAACACCAAAAGTAGGTACTTCAGCACCTTTCTTAACTGTACCAGAAATGTATTGAAGTACATTTTGACGAGTTGGGTTTACAGAACCAGCGTTGTACACCTTAGACTGCCACCATGTATAGGTAGAACGGTTGATGTTACCGTAAGTCTGCATATTTGTACCATCATCAATAGCGCCTGGCAAGCCAATGAACTGTTGAGTGTTGGTGTAGTTTGTGTAAAGTGCTGTAGCCATCGCATCCATCATCACATTGGTTGCATCGTTCATACGAGCTTCAATGAGAGGGATGATTGCGTAATCTTGCTGAACTGCGCCTTCCATACCGAGGAACGGTACTGGGGCAATCATCAATTTCAAGTTGAACTCAGCATTAAAAGCACCTTGCTGAACTGCTGGCTGGTTGAATGAACCAGAGTAGTCAGACCACTGTGCGTTAACAAACTGAGCGCCTTGAACTGGCACGGTTACTTGGGATACACCGCCTGAAGCAGATTGACTGTTAGCAATCAACGCAGCCATCAATGGTGTGCTGTTATAAAGTTGTACTACCAGCTTGGGGATAAACGCTCTACGAGTTACATAAGTAAGCTCATTGTATTGGCTTGATCCTGATGCTGGGACTATTCCGCCACCTATAGGCATAATAATTCTCCGTTAAAAGTAAATATCCCCATTTACTGCTGTTTAAATACCAATTGGTCGAGTGTTTTTACGCAACTCTTGCAATGCTTTTGATGCCTCATCCCTTGCGCCCATCTGTGGGTTTTTCCAATACTTAGAAAGGTCAAACTTATTCAGTGCGCTTGGGTTATACCCCATTGCCGAATTAGGCGTTGGAGCTGCTGCTTGATTCATCCAATCGAAGTACTCGGCTGCTGTTTCATGATTGGTCATGCCTTTTTCAAGCATTACTTTTTCAATTTCAGCAATTTCTTTTTCAGAGCGATTTAACTTTGCTCTGCGTTTTTCAAGTTCTTCTCTTGCATCTCTATCACGCAATTGAGCCTCTAATCTCATTACCCGTTCTTCAGCAGCGGTCACCTTTTTATTGGTGTAATCCTCAATCTCAAGTTCAGGAATGGACATTTCAGGCTTGACCTGTTTAGTCATGCGTAAAAATTCTTTGCGTGTTTGTGGGTTATCAGCTAATTGCTTAGCCAACATTGCCAACTCATCACGCTGTTCAAACGAAAGATCTTCTAAACTCATTTCATATCCCCTTATTTATTAGATAACTTTCTTTGTGTCACCAGGATGGGACATCGACATCATATTCTTGTAACCGCCCTTGGTAGGACCAGTTAAGCCACCAAAATCGGCAAAGCGTGGAGTGTTGATAACTTGACCGTTTTTCTGATTGTTGTCAGTTGGTCTGCGTGGAAGCGCAGCGCCACGAGGTTTAAATAATTCCATGATAATTCCTTATTGTGGAGTTGCAGAAGGCATACCACCAGGCAAACCACCGCCAGGAGGAGGTGGCATACCACCGCCAGCACCAGAAGGAGCAGGTGGAGGAGGCATACCGCCAGGTGACATACCAGGGATTTTCGGAGCTTGTGCCATTGCTTTTCCTTCAGCCGTTGCTCCACCAGCTTGAGGTAATGTTTGCAACATCTGCATAATTTCAGTAGGTTGCAATTCATTTGTTTTGGATTTCTTAGGACCAATCACACGGTTAAGTGTATTGATCGCAGCTAAAATTTGCCTGCCTTCATCAGAATCAGATCCTACAGCAGGTAAGGCTTGTTCTAACAAGTCTTGAGCCATCGAGAGATTAATCATCGAGGCTTCACGGTTACCCATCTTAGGTTCTGGGGTACTCATAGGAGATCCCATTGGAGCAGCGCTATTTTCGGACATTCCTACAGGCGCTTCAGGAGCTGGGGGAGTTCCACCAGGTGTAGCACCATCCCGTTGGCTTTTAATCATTTGCATCAGTTGGTCTGAAGGTACGCCCATAACTTTTTCCTATTAAGTTTCTCTGTATCGTAATCTTAAACTATCAATTGTCAAGTGGGGGGATATATTTTGCTTCCCTCCCCCCAGGGAGGGTTTTCGGTCTGTCCGAAGTAATCAGAGGGTTTTAGCCCTCATAAGATTACTTGCGAGCTTTACGACCTTTGCGTGCTTTGCGTGCCATGTGAGTATTCTCCAGTTAGCAGCGGTCACCTACTTTACAGGGGAGGCAGCCACACCCTTTCTTCCCGTGAAGGAAAACTTATTAACGCTTAGACTTGCGTGATTTTTTGTGAGCTTTACGCACAATAATCTCCTAGTTATTAACTATCCCCTAATTGCCCTGCCCATATTCCGAACTTTCGGACTACGGTTAAAACTCGGACTGCTTTGAGTACGATACTCCAAACCTGGACCTTTATCACCTCTTTTTAAAGATTCAGTAGAAACTTTTGGCTGGTCAGCCTTAGGTGCGATTGATTGTGCCATTAGCCTTCCTTTTTATGTTGCTTTTCTTTGGGAGCGCCAGCAGGAGGCTTCTCTTGACCTTCACCTTGAGCAGCAGCTTGCTTTTCACGCTTTTTTAATTTCTCTATGAGTAATTGTTTACCTGGAGCTTCCACCATGTCAAGTAAAGATTCTTTGTCAATTGCGCCAGCTTTAAATAAATTGAACGCCAATTGCTTTGTATCTTCAGTAAAGATTGGGCTGTTAGAGTGAGCATCAACTTTAACAACATAATCGTTAGTAAACTGCTCTGCAATAAACGGCACGCCTTCAGTATCTTTGTAATGTGTTGGGTCATAGGCTTGCATGAGCTTGAGATACAGTGTTGCTACCTTTTCCAAGCTATCTTCCACAATCAAAGCCCGTTTTTTAGCTCTTGAAGAACCTAAACGAGCTAATTGGCTTGCATGACCAGCCGATCTTACGCCAGACTCGCCTTTACCTTGCAATACATTGCCAATACCTGAAACTTCTTCAAACATTGCGCTAATTTCGTGGATAACCTCAAAAAGATCAGGTGGCATCTGCGGTGCAAGGCGTTCAGCCTTAGCGTTGGGCATATCTGAGCTTAAAAGACCACCAGGACGGTTTAATGCAAAGTTTTTCTCATCCAAGATGCCAGAAAAGCCTATCAACGCTGTTGGAGGGCTAACTTGCTTGGACAATAGATCCAAAATCTCTACCCAGCGCACATTGAGCAAAGTTTGAAGCTGCATGAGCTTTTGAACTTCCGATGCGCCCCAAAAATAGGTTGGCAATGGGTTTGGGCAGATCTGAACAAATGGACATTCGCCTTTAAGGAACAAGGATGCACCTGGTCGGTCATAAATAATAATTCCAGGAGCTGCGCTAGTTACCACTTGATAATCAGAAGTGTCATCATTCCACACCCACAACTCAGTCATCTCTACTGTATCTTCAGCTACTTGAGCTTTGTAGCGATTTACTCCATACAGATCAAGGTTGATGTTGCCATAGATAGTCGGATTGGTTTGACTCATCACAATACGATTTACTGCTTCAGGAATCTCTGATTCATTAACTCTTGTGCCAGTCGTGAGGCGCTTTACGATGTCATCACGCTTTGGATGGGAATACAGACGGGCATATAGCTCCGACTTTGTCATGTAGTAAGTTTGTACAATGGCTTCTTGCCTGTCTGTATAAGGGGTGTCCTCACGCAATATGCCGATAGAATCAGGCTCGATCAGGTAAGGATTAATGCCGTTGTTATAAACCAGCTTTACAAAGGTGGTGTTATAAACCAATGACCAAGTCAACGCAGTCGAAAATACTTGGTCTGCATTGGAGTTAAGCCACTCGTCATTGAGTGCTTGAGTCAATCGTGGTGTTTTGCGCTGCTCCATATCGTGGACTGAAGCGCCCAATTGTAAAGAGAAGCGGGTTGTTTCCGAACTATAGAGGAAGCTAGTAAGCTGATCTAAGTGCGGATTGATCTTGTTGAAATAGGCTGGTGGTTCTTCAGGTCCAGCGCCAAATAAATAATATGCCCGCTGAGTGGTGTAATCACCTTTGCGGGCATCTCTTGATACCAGGCACTTAGCAATGATGTCTAAATAAAAATCTTCTCTTGCTTCGGGTGCGCTAGGTATTCTCATTTTTTAATCTGTAAGTTTTCAGGATCTCGTAATGTTGAAGATGGATCAACTCTAGGTCCTGAGTTTATACCAGCCTGAGATGGTGTCAAGCCCGCAGCCTCAGGTTCTTTACCTAGTAACGGTCCAACAGGTTTTGAGAATTGTCCAGCAAGAATAG